CCAGCAGCCACCAGTAATGTGTTAAATCGCTTTATCGATTGTTCTTCTTTTTCTGGTGTCGTATCATCATATATGACGTTGTCAAATCTGATCGTCCCTCCAGCATACTTACCGTCTAAAACTTCATAGTCCAGCACTAACATTTCTTTACCAGTACTTGCAGTTTTCAATTCTGATGTTGGTAGCAAACGCACGTTATATGATCCTGCTTCTTCCACTCGACGTCCTAACACGTTATTTTCATCTACTGTTAATCCTTTAAATGCCATAATTTATCTGTCCTTTCTTAGCTAGCTTTTTTAGCTTTCTTTTCTGGTTCTTCTGCTACAATTTGTTCAGTTGGCTTAGGTTCAATAAGTTCATCTGCCTTGATTAGCTTACGATCGTCAATACGGTTTTTAGCGTGATTCCCTTGCTCTGGATCAAGATCTATCCAACGTTCACCATCTTGCAAATAAAGTCTTCCGACTAAATCAAACATAGAAGTAAATGCATTGAACGTTTTCAAGTTCATATCTGCTTCATAACGTCCCTTGCCATCTAAACTACCTGTATCTTTGTCGATAGCATGAGCCGTAGCGTAAATAGTTTTATTACTTTGCCTTAGCCTTGAGCCTAGATCACGAAACCACTTTTGCATTGCGTTGTAATTTTGTCGATTATCTTTAGCAGCATGCTCGATATTGTCTAGCACGTAATTTTGCAATGCTGTTACATTGTCCAAACAAATTACATCAAATTTCTTACTTGCAATTGCTCTGTCTATTACGTGATCTACTACTTTTTGAATTGTTGCTACGTCGGGTTTGCTAAGGACACCTAGCGTTGTGTCTCCTGTATCTTCCAAAACGTTGTATGACATGTCGAAACTCAACAGTAATTTATTGCCTTTGAACTGTCTTAATAAACTTGTCTTACCTGTTCCGCCGTCTCCGTAGATGAAATACATCCAACGTGCTTCAGGAAATTTTCCCGGTTCGTAAAACTCCATACGTTAACTCCTTTCCAAGTCTTCCGACTTGATGAACGTGCCGTTAACTGTTTTCCCTTTGCGATCCTTGATTACGTTGTAAGCTTTGTTTAAGCAATCGATAGGATCAAGCCCACGTTGGTAGCACAGAATAATCATCACTACCAAAATATCGCCTACCGAATCAATTTCTTGATCACGCAAATTCTTATTGATTGCTTCGGATAATTCGCCGAGTTCTTCAATAAGCTTCATTACTTGCTTATCTGAATACTCACCAATATTACGATCATCAGCCCATTTTTTTAGTCGTTCGTTGATTTCTTCAAACGTCATTTCTTCACTTCCTTTCAATGACAAGCTCACGTTCGGAAGCTTCTAATACTTCAATAGCACTGTTTTTAATTGCAACGGCTAAATTGTCTAAGTCTTGCTTAGTGCCTTTCAGTTTGAAAGATACAATCTGCAACTCTCGGACCACTTCTCCCGTTTCTGAATCGATTTGCTTACCGTTAGCTTCAACTAGCTTTTCTTTTTCTTGCTCAACTAACGCTTGCTTGGCTAATCGTTCAGCTTCTTTTCGCTGTAATAATTCTTCATGATCGCTATCTGCTGCTTTCTTGGCTTCCCAGTAATCGAAATCTCGTGCGATCTCAACATATCTTGTTTTAGGCAAATCAAGCTTCGCACAGTACTCTGTGATCATTTCAACATCTTTGTTGATACGCTTTTGTTTCTGCACAGCTTCAACGATTTCAGCCATTGTCTTAGCTTTTGTTGCAGACTTGAGCAACCACGAATTTTGTAGCTCGACAGTTGCAGGATCAACAGCATTAGCTTCAGAAACTTCTTTGATCATCGCTTGGACGTTTTCTTTACGTTCATCACGTTGCTTGTCTTCAAAGAATTTAACGCCATCATTGATCGATTGATACACATTATTTAGCTTTTGAATATATGCCTTGATTTCATTCTCAAAAGCGTTAAGTGGCTTGTTATAAATGCGCTTTTGTTCTTTGCGCTTATCTTCAAGCGCCTTCTTCAAAGCATTAACTTTAGCTTTCGAATCTTTAGCGTCTTTCAACGTTTCTTCTGTAACTACAATGCCTTCGTACTTGCTAATAAAAGCTTCGATTGCTTGATTTAAGACGTCTTTATTTTTAATCTTTAAAGTTGCTGGCGTGTAAGCAATATCTACTTGCTCAAGTGTTACTAATTCATTAGTCATGTTTATCACTCCTCATCCCAAGTCTTTTTTGCAATACGCATAAAGTCCTTAACTACTGTTGGTGGCAAAGAGTCAAATAGTGCACGTAACATTGCTACACCTAGATTGTGATTAAAATCAAAGTCCACTCCAGCTAAGTTGATATTTTTTGGACTTGCGATCAGAATATATCCATCAAATTTTGATTGTTCAAGCTGATCACAGATCTTATCGAAGTCATTGTTATTCAGCTTCATCTTCGCTCTCCTTTTCAAGAATTCGTTCAACCATATTCCCAAGTGCATGTTGCATCATGTGTGCTTGCGACTGTTGTAATGATCAGAGCTAGAATACCAGCCCATCCGAAAACCCATTCTGTGTGTGGCAGGAAGCCGGCAAGCATTACGCCTGCTAAAACAGCCACAAGATAGCTACTATCGATCCTCATTGTCGCTTACCTCCTTTAAATTGACATTGTTAATCATCTAACCCTTTAATGTGCGCTACTAGTGTTAGCGTCACATTAGCAGTGCTAGTAAAATTTTTTTCAATCTTCAAATCAATAACTCCCTCAAGTTTTTGATCGTCAAGAAAAATATTCTTATCGTTAAACGAAAGTACGTGTAACTTATCATTCTTGTTATTTTCCATATCACCACCCCCTTAAAATCATCTCTGATAGCTGCGATTGGTCTTCATCTAATAGATCAACACTGAGTGACAATCCGCCTAACCTGTCATACACTAGATTGCAGACAGTTGCCTGCTCTATTGTGATCTTGCGAAGACGCTCTTTACGCTTCCTGATACGTTCTGCTAGTTCTTCTGCTGTCATTTATCCAACTTCCTTTCATTTTGGCAACGGTTCGTCCCAATCAATCCGAAGCATGTTTTCTTCAAACCACTTCCTAGCTCCGCTTGGTCGGATCGTGTATCTGAGCTTACCGCTCGCCATCTCACTTATATTGCACCAATCTTTGATGTCATCTTGATTGCGTCTAAGCAACCATCTAAGCCATTCAAGCGACTTGTGTAACTCAAGTTCTTTATTGAGTTCTTTTACCCCCCAAGGCTTACCGAACTCTTTTTGTTCCTTAAGTTGCTTGTACTCCGTTTTTTCTACAAGCACCATATTTTCTGGAACTTGTATCGTTACTTCTGCTTTTAGTGCTTGCATCTGCACCACCTCCTTAAATTTCTACGATTGTAAATTCGTATTGATGATTTCCAACTTGAACGCTAGCTTTTTGATCTAACTTGCTTTCTTGTAGCTTATATCGTTTATCAAAGAGCTTAGCTAGTTGTACATGTTGATGAGCAAACTCCGAAATAGCCATATACGCTAGATTAGATGTTTTGTATGATCCCAAACGTTGCTCTATTACTTCGTTACCTTCTGTGAACTTTTCGATTACGCTGTATAACTTCATCTTTCGTTTACCTTTTTAAACTTTTCGTTTAACTTTTCTTCAAAAAAATTTCAACTGGTAAGTCCAAAACTCTACTTGCTCTAATCGCTACTTCAGCAGACATTTTTTTATTTCCATTTAAAACTTGCCCTAAATAGTTAGTTGAAATACCAATCTTTTCAGCCACAAACTTTTGTTTAAGGCCTTTGGAATCAATGTCACGCTTTAAAATCTTATGCGCATCATTTTTGATAATGTCTGTCATTAAATCACCACCCTTAAACGTTATGTTTAACTTACAAATACATTATATTTAAACTTTATGTTTAAGTCAACACTTTTGTTAAACTTTTTGTTAAAAAATGTATTTTTTTTGTTTAACTATGATAATATAATTAATGTATTAAAGATATTAATAAAAAGGAAAGAGGTGCCTTATCGTGAGTGAATTAAGTATCAAACTAACAAATTTACGAGAAGAACGTGGCTGGAGCAAAACCTACGTCTCTAAAAAACTTGGATTATCTAATATGCAGACTTACGCAAATTATGAATATGGATCTCGTGAACCTGATTTAGAAATATTGAAAAAAATTTCTGATTTATATGATGTAACAACTGATTATCTTCTCGGTAAGACACCTACACCACAATTTACCGCTAAAAACGAGCGTGATGTGCAAAATATCGTTGATGATCTTATCAATGGTCTTAGTAATGAAAATAGTCTTGCCTACCTTAGAAATGGTGGCGAAGAAATCGACGAAGAAGATGCAGAACTTATCAAAGATGCTTTAGAAAAAGTTGCTAGACGTTCAAAAATATTGGCCAAAGAAAAATTTACACCTAATAAATATAAGTAAGGTGGCGTTGCTTTATGTCAAAAGAACTTATTAGAGATAAAGTTGCAAAACTTGTTAAAAAATTCGATACCACTGATCCAGTTAAGCTTTGTAGGTGTCTAGATATTCAATGTGAATTTCATGATCTTGGGAAAGACACTATGGGCTTTAGAACTGAAATATGTCGAATAAGCTATATTGCCTTAAATTCAAGAAATAGCAATGAAGATAACTTTATTACTATTTGTCATGAGCTTGGACATCATGTTTGTGGGCACTCAACAAATACAGAGTTTCTAAAGCATTCTAATCTTGTTTATGTGAGGCAAGGTGTAGAATATGAAGCTAACACTTTCATGGTTGAGCTTTTAACCTATGGTGTGAATGCTGCTGAATACATGAATGAAGAACAATTATTGCGTGATCGCAATGTACCAAAATGGGCCGAACGATACGTGGACTGGAATTACATTAAAAATAATGCTGATCTAAGTTCGTTCGACTCTATTTATTAAGTTAAATTTGTAAGCCCTATCGTTTTGCGTTAGGTAATTTTTTTGGAGTTTACATTTTAAGTAAGTTATAGTGTTATATTTGACCAAAAACTGATGTCGTAAAAAGCTGAATAAAAAAGGAGATGTTTTTATGGCTAAAAAGATTAAAGATGAGAATGGTAATGTATACGTTCAAAAGAAGCCATTTTACAAACGTGTTTGGTTTTGGATCGTAGCTGTGATTGCTGTTTTTGTTATCGGCGGAGCTTTAGGCGGAGGCTCTGATGATACTTCTAACTCTAGTTCAAAAACTGAACAAAAGTCCAACAGTTCTACTGCTGAATCTAGCTCTAGTGAAAAAGTATCAGCTGAATATCGTGCCGCTTTAAACAAAGCTCAAACATATTCTGATACTATGTACATGTCCAAAAAAGGTTTATATGATCAATTAACATCAGAAGCTGGCGAACAATTCCCGGCAGATGCAGCACAGTATGCAGTTGATCATGTGAAAGCTGATTGGAACAAGAATGCTCTAAAAAAAGCAAAGACATATCAAAAAGAGATGGATATGTCGACAGAAGCTATTCGAGATCAATTAACTTCTGATTCAGGTGAACAATTTACTCAAGAAGAAGCAGATTACGCAATTCAACATCTTAATGATTAAGCTATTATTTGAACCCGTCCTAGTGGCGGGTTTTAAAAGCACTAAAAAAGAACATACATTCTATTTTATGGAGGTAATCAATATGGCAGCATTCAGAAAACGTGGTAAAGGTTGGGAAGTACGAGTTTCTTGGTATGATGAAGATGGAAACCGTCGATTTACACAAGCTTCGGGTTTTAAAACAAAAATGGACGCAAAGGCATATGCACTTGAATTAGAACAAAGTAAAACTAAAGGAACTATCACTAGTAAAAATGTAGTTTTTGCTGAATACTTTGTTGAGTGGTTTAAAATCTATAAGCAAAATAAGATAGCTCCCGTTACAGCGGATTTGTATCGAAATATAGCTAATATGTTAAAACAAGAATTTGGAAAAAGAAAGATAGATAAAATAAGTCGCAGAGATTATCAACTATTCATGAATTCTTTTGGTGAAACACACGCTAAATCCACTGTCCAAAAAGTCAATTCAATTATACGTGCATGCGTAAAATCAGCTATCTACGATAATTTGATCGCTACTGATTTTACGCAGAATATAGAATTAATCTGGGATGACAACAAAACTAAAAAAGTTGAATACCTTAACGTTGCAGAAATTTCAAAGTTAATAGCTATTACTAAGCGAAAGTTGAACCATCACTTCACTAGCAACTATATGATTTTGACAGCTATTTATACCGGGATGCGTCAATCTGAAATTGCTGCTTTAACTTGGGATGATATTAACTTTAACTGGCAAACTATCACTGTAAATAAGTCGTGGGACTATCGAACTAAAGCGTTTAAAAACACTAAAAATGAATCTTCCAAACGTGTAATAAAAGTTACTAAAGAACTATTAGATTTGTTAAGCGAACTAAAACAAAACGGAAATTCCTTAGTATTTGTAAATCAATATGGCACTATCCCTTCGCCGACAGCATTAAATAAAGAACTCCGAAATCTAATGCAAGAAGCTAATATCAACAAAAAAGGTTACCATTTCCACAGCATCCGACATTCGCATGTTGCGCTCTTACTTTATAAAGGTGTTGACTTATATGCCGTCAGCAAGCGTTTGGGACATTCAGACATTACAATGACAGCTAAAAAATACGCCTATTTGATTGATGAGCTACGAAGTAAAACAGATAAAGAAATAGATACTGTTCTCAGCAATCTTGGATTTAACAACGATACCGACAAATACAAAAAAACCATCTGATAATTATCAGATGATTTACTATATTTTTCTGTTTGGTGGGCATTTGGTGGGCATAACAGCCCTAAACCCTTGATATAACAGGTATATTTAAGGAGAGTACAGGATTACTATCAATATTTTATGTAATTCCATACAGTTTTATTACTATTACAATAACTGTTTTAGATTTATAAACTCCTATCAAACTCTAAACTTGGTGGGCATTTTGGTGGGCATAACAAAATACCCATCTCACCGAAGCACAACCAAATTACTGCTACTAAAAAACTCGCTGGCGTTCGTAAACGTTACAGCGAGCGGCTAGCCTATCGACATCAGTATAACACAAAAAAAGCGCCTCGCCCGAATAAAATCGAGCGAGGCGCTTATGTTAGTTATTCGTATTCTTTACCTGTGATCTCTTCATACTGTTCTTTCGTGATAGATTTCATCTTCACGAATTTTTTAATAGATAGACCAAGTTTGTGCATTGCTTTACACACATTAAACATCTTCTGTGTCACCACCTTCTAAAGCTACTAAACGTGCTTCGTGCTGTCCCATTTGAATAGCCAAATCGTTGATCAAATCTAAAAGATCAAGCTTTTCATTTGCACCAGTCCATTTTTCGCCATTCCAAACCGGATCTTGAAGATTGTATGTTTTGTCGTTAAAATTTCGAACTGGTGGCAACTCAGTCGAGTTCGCTGGCTGGTTAGGTGCTTGCACCTCACCAATAAATTGTTTCGTTACTTCATCATACATATAGTAAATTGTCATCTTAAACTTCCTTTCTCGTTGCTCCGAGGCTAAGCACGTCTGTTTCAGACCAGATACCCAATTCAAACATGACTCTCGCAAACACTGGCTTGCGACCGTATGATCCTGCGTTAGTTCCTTCGTTACCAAAAGCATTGGACCAGTCGAACTTAGAAGCATTTTGCAGCGGATTGATTACTTTAGTCGCTGGTGACCAGTAATCGAAAACATCACTCTTGCTTCTGAACTTTTCGACTGTGATTGCCCCCCTTGACGCTCGAATTACATTTGGAATTAGTGGCCAGCTATTGAAATCAGTTGTTGTTAAATTTTCTGCAAAACCGTACCCATAAACGGTTCCAGTTGTTTCGTATTCTGGGAATTGCAAGCCACAGCCGTTATCCAACCAGATTGTCCAAGGTGTTGTAGTGCGATCCAGCGTCCAAGCGGTCGGTGCACGACGCACTTCGCTAACGTTGTTATTCTCGACTACTTTAGGCTTCAAGCTGTCAATGAAGTCTTGTTGTGAGCCTGTGTTACCTAGATCAAGCCAGATTTGATAGGCTGACTTTCCATCTTTGCCGTCGTGCCCATTCAAACCATCTATTCCAGCTGGACCACGTTCACCTTGTGGCCCGGGATCTCCTTTGTCACCTTTCGGACCTTGCTCACCGTCTTTTCCATCTTTACCAGCAACAGGAATACCAGCCCCGCCACTTTCAGCGATTTCTTTTCTGAGTTGTTCTATCGTGATTACATTGATCAAGTCGCCTTCAACATCCATTAAATTGTTAGTCAAAGTCAGCAAGATCTGGTCTTTGTCAGGATAGATATACTTCCGACCTTCCTTTTCGATCCAAATTTCTAAACGATACTTGTCAGCTGGAAATTCTGCAAGCTTTGTGCTATCAAGTAGCACTGATTCATTCTTTACGTCACATTCAATATCTGCTAAATATCCAATGCGATTTCCAATCTTAACGACCACATTATCATCATCAGATAATTTAACAGCTGTTTTATCATCAAATAAAGAAATCTCGTACACACGACTAGTATCACGAGCTTTCTGGATCTGATCATTAATAGATACTCGTCTCATAAGTACCTCCGTTATTTGAATGAACCCCAACTATCAAGACGCTTGCCGTCATATGCACGTCCTGTAGCCAAATAAGCGTATTGTCCATTGCCTCGTGGCTGTCTGATCCATACAAAGCCATT